ATGCAAATTAATAAATATAAGTTTGACCAGGTTATATTCTTATTTTTTCTCGCATTATGTTTAGCGACCCTGGGCCTGCATTGCCGTAGTTATCAGGCACTTTCCCTTTTCTGGCCGTGTAATGCCCTGTTATTAGGGGTGCTGATCCGTTTTCCTCGCCTCGATACCCTTTCCAGCCTGCCGGCGATGTATCTCGGCATGGTTGCCGCCGATATGCTGTACGGCACCCCGGTTGTTGTTTCGCTGGGAATGGATGCCGCGAATATCGCCTTTGTGATGGTGGGCAAGGCGGTGCTGCTATCACCCTATCTGACGCGTCCCTATCCGCGACGACTTCAGGCCTTAATCCGCGTCTTCCCGGCTTCCATTATCGCCGCCGCGGTGTGTGCCGCCATTGGCTCCCTCGCCGGCCAACGTTATTTTCACGATGACCTGATTCAGGGATGGATCTCGTGGTTCTGCGAACAGGTGTCCACGTCGATCCTGATCCTGCCATTAGTGATCACCTTCCCGCGCCGTGATGAGCTGGACCAGCTGTTCAATGAACTGCGCGAAAGCAATCTGATGCCGCTGGTGATGCTGCTGGTTTCCACCGTCTGCGGCATTTATGTTGGCGGCGGCGGCAGCCTGATCTTCCCGCTGCCTGCGCTGATGTGGTGTGCGGTCAGCTATCCGATCTTCTTTACCTGCCTGCTCACGCTGTTAACCGGTATCACTGAAATCATCCTGGTGGCCAGCAAGGTGTTGAATATTCAGGGCTCCGATGATTTCTTCCGCATCGACAGCCTGGCATCCGCCCGACTGGGCGTCGCGGCGATGACCATCAGCCCGCTGATTGTGGCATTGAGCACCACCGCCAATAAAAAGCTGGTGGCGCGCATTACCAAGCGGGCGGATTATGATTTTCTCACCGGCGCACTGACCCGCAGCGGCCTCTCTTCGCAGCTGAACGCGCTGATTGCCCGCAAGAATAAAACCAGCGGCTTCTACGGCGCAGTTTTCGTGGTGGATATCGATCGTTTCAAAAACATCAATGATACCTACGGGCACGCGGCCGGCGATCAGGTGCTGGCAAAGACGGTGGAGTGCATCCGCCAGTCGCTGCAACAGACGGCAATCATCAGCAGGATGGGTGGCGAGGAGTTTTTGATATTGATAGAGGGGATTTCTCAGCCAAGAGCTTATCTGCTGGCCGATCGGCTGCGCCAAAGCATCGAGCGCAATACCATTATGCTCAACGAGCAGAACCTCAGCGTGACGGTGAGTATTGGCATCAGTACCTTGCACGTGATAGATGCGGGCAGTCTGGACGAGTCGATTAAAAATGCCGATGAGCAGCTGTACATTGCGAAAAGCAGCGGCAGAAATCGCGTCAGCCCGGAGTTCGTGCTGTAGTCCCTGCCACAAAAACAAAACAACCCGCCGTGGCGGGTTGCGTTCACTCAGTCTGAATCATCAGGCTTCGTTGTCGATACGGTTTGCTTCAATTTCCATATCCTGAATGTTTTTATCTAACTCATCCAGTAGCTGACCCTGCTTAGTTAGCAGGTCGTTCACCCTTTCGGCGAATTCGGGATGTTTGTACTCACCCTGATCAAAAGCCAGCCAGTGAGCTGAAAGCGTTTCCACATTGGATTGGGCATAGTGGCGCATTTCTTTTAACTGAGAAGTCACATCGCGTACGTGTTCAGTCGGAGATTTACGTTCTTCGGTGTTATCACTCATGCGTTTATCCTTCTGGGTTAAAAAATCACTCATCAATTCTGACCGCTGCGTTTCGCAGAAGTTCACAACAATTTTTTAACCAACAAAGTAAAACACTGAAAAAGGCCGCCATTACTGGCGGCCGCTGCTGTTTTACAGGTCAAAAATAGGCGATTTTGCGGTCCGTACCGTTGATGTTGACGGTGATATAGCCCGCTGCCGTGGTGGTGGTTGGCGCGGTGGCCGCCACGGTAGCCACTGTCAGAACCCCCTTCTCATTGGCCCCAATTCCCGCCAGCCCGTTATGCAGGCTCATCCTGGCGTTCGGTGAGGTGGTGCCGATGGTGGTGCTGTCGGTCACTTCGCTAAGATCCGGGGTAAACAGGTTACATTCGCCCGACTCAAAACGACTCGGCCCGGTCGATTTCAGGTTGAACATCATGTCGCCGCTGGCGGCTTTCAGCTTGACCCAAATTTCGGCGTAGGTCACACCGATGCGGTTCAGCTTCACGTCCAGCACCGCCGGGGAACCTTTATGCTGAATGTCAGCATAGATGGCGGTTGAACAACGCGAGATATTCAGCCAGGTCATACAGGAAGAGAGCGCCGTGACCGGGTTACCCGCCGTGCCCGTCAGGACATCGTTAGTGGCTTTACTGATCATCTCCACCACCCACTGCTGATTATCCTTCGGCATGTTGATTTTGCCCAGCTTGTACCATTTGTCGCTGGTCGAGGTGTTGGTCACCTTGAAGCCGGTGTACCAGCCCGCCTTCATCGAACCGGTCATGGTAGAGCCAAAACTTTCATCGCGACGCCAGCCGTATTCATAACCTGAAAGCCAGCGTGGAGACGTGGTATCCAGACTGACTTTACCGCCGGACTGCAGATTCAGCTGGCGGATCTGCACGCGTCCATTGTTCATGTTGAACGGATTGGCACAGTCTTCCAGATTCAGGGTATCAATCGTCCAGCCGCCATCACTCAGGTCGCCCGGGAAGCGCGTATGCTCAATCCACACGTTGCGCAAAATCCCTTGCGTGACGCGCGGCATATACAGCGTTGCATCACCATAGCCGGTCTGGAAATTCGCGTTGGTTAACTCAATCGCCGTTGAGTGATCCCAGACACCGGCCGCGGTGTCTGACCAGCCAATATCAAACACCCGGCCATAGGTGGTTAAGGTATAGATCTGGTCAAACTTCGAATCCAGGGTATCCAACAGCTTGATGACCGTGCCGCCATTGTTTGACGCCCTGAAGCGATTAATCACCACCGACTCCCCCGCAACGATGGTATTTTCAAAAAACGGCTGCTGGTTGGTACACATCGCCGAGGTAATCGCCGCTTTATTGGTGGTGATATCCGCCGTGGCCTGGCCATTCCACGCGATGCCTTTGATGGCCACACGCCGTGCCTGCACTTTGAACACCGGTGCGGTGGATTTGTTGGACACGATGGTGGTGCGGGGCATGGCACCATGGGGATTGTCATCGCCGTAGATATAAAAGAAGGCGGCGTCGGTCCCGGTATAATCGATGGGATTAATCAGGAACTTTCCGGCCGGGAAACGCACGCCGAGATCCTTGGCGTTGGTATTAAAGGTCTGCGCCCAGCTCATCATCAGCTTGAAGGCTCCACTGTCATCGGTCACGCCGTCACCCTTCCCGCCAAAGTGATAGATGTTGAGTTCATCCGGATCGTGAATGACGCGTTTCCAGTAAAAAGTGCTGCCGGCTGCCAGCGTGCCTGAATCATCCGCCGGCGGCGTTGCGCTGAGGAAACCAACAAAATCACCGCCGCCACGGAATGTGGAATCCTTATCGTAATAACGGCGAAGAATAGCCAAATCGCCAGCTTTGGCAGGTGCAGTTGTTCTTAATTCAGCAAATGAGTTAACTTCAATCATAATAACCTCCGCGGCGATAAGCCGTAGCGAATCGCCTAAATGAAATATTCATTAAAGGAAAAATAAAAGATAAGTCATAACTCCTGAGGGATAAAATCACCCGTTCCCTGTGGGTGAATGGGTTAATCTTCCTTTTTATTTGCGCAAACTTTATTCCAGGTATCGTTGTGGACGTTAATTTCCTTCACCGTCCTGATATCAATGACCTGCCAGTCCTTACCGTAAGTGCGGATGGGTGAAAATAACGTACAGGAGGAGTCCTGAATAAGCTGAGGACTATTGTGGGCTGTTCCATGTTGAGTTGCGCAGCTTGTTACGAGCAGCGTCATCAGTAAGCACGTTATTACTGTCCTGAACATTTTTAACCTCCTTAATATCCAGAGCCTGTTTATTGGCGACGATAGCCACACGATCGGCTTCCTGCTTTGCCGCCGTGACGTCAGAGGTGGCTTTTTGCTGTACCTTGCCGATTTTTTTGCCGCCAAACCAGCTGGCGATTAACGCGGCAAACACCACCCCGATTGCAGCCAGCCCATGCCAGCTGCCGGTAAAAAGCGCAAGAAGTGTGCTCATACTTTACCCTCCGTTGCCTGACGCTGTATGGCTAAGGTTTTCTGCCGAACAAACTGGGCGATAACCGCCATCGCGACCATAAAAGAGGCCACCAGACCGAGATAGTGCTGCGGCATAAAGGTCTTCACATCTTCCGGTAACGCGGTCCAGGCATTCATCGCGGAATCCGGAAATGACTGCGCCCAGGCACCGATGGCGGAACCGGCTGACGCCAGCCAAACCGACCAAGTCTTAAACAGCAGTTTGGTATGGGAGACCAACTCGATTTTGCCGTGCCTGCTTACCCACCAGACCAGGAAAATCACTGCCAGCACAATCAGTAAAAACAGAATGAATTTCATATAACCCCCTGATAAGCATCATACGTACCGCTGCGCATCACCTGCGCCAGTCGTTTTGCCCGCTGCGGCGTTTGCCGTGCCCACAAGCTGCTGAGCATGCCTTCCGCCGCGCCATCGAAATGACCGTTTGAGATCATCACCAGCGTATTTTTGAAGGCTGCCAGACCATCAACACCCAGCTGATAGGCCATGCTGTACAGCACATCGGCACGCGCTGGATTACATTGCTTCAATGCAGCGACAATAGAAGGACGCGTATTCATCAGCTGAATTTTGTCATCCAGCATTTTTTGCATCCAAATATCGCCCACCGTTTTTGGCACGGTAAATTGATAATTAACCAGCGAAGCGTCTTTGGGACCGATAACGATCCCACAGGCAACGGTTGGATAACCTTCAGTGTCAATATAAGGCCGATCCTTATATCCTTCTTCATAGGTTAATATCTGTATTATCTTGCTCATTCCCCACCTCCTCATGCGAAAACAGGCACCAGCCTGAATTCATGTAAAGTGAATTCCCCGGTATTGAAAGTGCTTCAAGGGTGAAGATTAAATTGCCTTTTTAACATCATGGATCGGTAATTGCGTACGCAACCACTTTTTCTGAAAATAAATTAATTTTCACATTCAAGCGTTATATCCAGCGCGGATAACACCCCTTCGACAAAACCTTCTGCGGTTTGGAGTTGCTTGCGAATGGTGCCGTCGGCGCAACGGCGTCGGCGGGCAATGGAGCGAAGTGAAATTCTGAACAGATAGTGAGCAACCAGCAGCGCATGTTCATCAGGATGATTTTTTTTCAGACGGCTGATGCAGCTGTCGAGCAGAATGCCGTCGTTGTCACTGCAGACAGGACGGGGAACCGGTGAGGAGGTAATCAGACCACGGAAACCGGCCGCAACAGAAGAGTAACCGATACCATTGCGATCGGTGGCCGCCCAGCCGCCCCAGCTTTCCAGTAATAGCTTGATGTCTCGCATAATGACTCCTTAAATCAGCATTCAGGCAGGTAACGAGCCGATCTATTCGGCACTTTTCGTAAACACCTGCTAAGTTCAAGTCGGCAGATCTGCCCCAAATATCGGGATAAATCTGCGTCATACGAAGACGTCGGATGCGTTGCCAGCGATTAGGCTGGGCGGCCAGATTGTGAAAGAGCGGTAAATCCGATAGCATTCCGTGGCGCTGAATATCCTCCTTGCTATTGCTTATGATAAATTAATAGCAATAGCTATTAGCTTCGTCAATAGCAAAGCGTGTTTGACGAAAAATAGCCTTCGCTATAAATTCTGGTATATGAAACCGAATACACTCGCTTACCGACTGAACATGGCTATGTCCATGATGGGAATTACCCAGGGTGCTTTAGCTAAAGCCTCCGGCGTATCGCAGCCTACAATCTGGCGTCTGACCAAAGGGGAAGCAGAAGGCTCCCGCAAACTGGTCGACATTGCCCGCGCCCTCGACGTGAACGTACAGTGGCTGGCTAACGGCGAAGGAGAGATGCGCGGCGCCTCCGCCATTAGCGCCATTGATAAAGTAAAGAGTGGTACTACTATTTCCGTTTGGGGGCCAGATGGAAAAACAGGAGAAGTGGTCTCAGCCCCTAATGGCGCAAAGGCGAAGAAGAGCTGGCGAGCCTATATTCTTGACCGCAACAGCGGTTGCTCAGAAGCCACCGCCGGCAGCATCGTCATCATCGACACTGAAGTACCAGCAGAATCTGGAGATTTGGTGATTGCAAAGGTCAATTCCCGCCTCTCCGTATACCGTTATCTTGAGGGCCCCTCTAATGGTTTTTTGACCGTAGATGATCCCAGATTGCCCGCTGTAGAGCTCTCTGACGAGTCAGAACTGACGGGTGTTGCAATCTTCCTGATCCGTGACTTAAGACGGTAAGTACTGACATCCTGCCCTTGCAGAATGGTTTCCTTGTATCGCCCTCCGGATACTCTGTGCAGTACAGATATCATCAGTTACTCCTCGCAAATTCCCCCCTCTGTGACAGTTAACCTGCACAGGGGTTTTGACGCATTGATTCAACTGAATAGATTAGTAAAGCTTTCTATAACATCGCCAGAATAAAGCGTAAAAAAAGCGATAAAAAAACACTTTTGCGTTTAAATTCAATGAATTAAACCTATAAGCACAGTTATTTTCATCATAACCATTGATATTAATAATAACTATGGCTATCGTTTTTAGGAGGGGATATATTTATGCTGTTAACTGATTTAATGGTCATATTTTCCCTGAATGAATACCAGCCAGCCGTAAAAATCAGGAGGTTATGATGACCACGATCATCTGGAAAGCGTGCCAACAACATGGCACCAGCAAAAGTCGTTACAAAGCCCGCCGTGCAGAAGCCCTGGCGCGGCGACAGCGCGATCGTCGGTTGGCCAGTAAGATTGCTGAAGCGCTGAGTGGGTGCAGCCAACGCGTGGTGAAATCGGTCAGGGATACGTGAGTGATTGTTGAGGTAAAAGAGTGATTTGAGGTAAGCGATTGATTTCTTAAATAGAAGATTGATTGTCGGGGTAAGCGAGGGGTAAGAGCAGTTTTACACCCTGATTGCAGCGCTGAAGTGCTGGGTTAGTGACTCACCCGATTTTCATTCGCGGCAATCAAGAGTTTTTACGGTCGAAGTGTGTTAGTGAGCAAGTGAGTAAGAGTCTGAGCGCTGGCCTGCATTCCGGCTTTGCAGAAAATACAGTTAGCACCGTGGGGATTTTTTGGCGTGATGTTATGGGGCGATAAACGGAACTGACATCCATGACATGACGGGCATTTGAATCTGATAATAGGAATAATAACCTTCATAAACTGTGAACAAGAAGAAATTACAATATCACTCCCCGACGCTTCTGTCCGAATTATCTGGGGGGTATTAGTCTTAAAAGTAACATTTATGCAACAAGACCTGAGCACATGCCCGCCGCCATGCGGGCTTTTTTGTGCCGCCACGTCTCTTACACCCGCTAAACCTGCATGTTCATGATGCAATGGTAGAAAAAATAGAGCTAGCAAAGGGATAGTTCAAAGCACGCACCAACAGAGCATTGCCGCAATGTTTTACCAATCTGTTAGCGCAGAGGAAGTAAGATTGCGGCAATTTTTTGTCCCATAGCTGTCCCATTAGATAATCGGCCAGCTGTCTTCGTGGTAGTTCGAAACCATGAAGGTAACCTTACCCAGCACCACGATATCCTCCATAGAAGCCCCCTCAAGCGTTTCTCCGTCACGGGTGATGATTGATTGCCCCATCAGCTTGCCTACCGCCCTCTCGCCGTACAGCTCGAAACAGAGCATATCCCCTGAACAAGGACTAGCGCCCGAATCCAGCAGATGAATAACGCCGTCAATTTCAAAAAGGCTCACGCTGGGCCGAACCTGGCAGATAACGTTCAGGTCGATCCGCGATTCAACATAGTCCTGAGCCGGTGATGGAAATCCCATATCAGTGGCCCCCGTTGTTTGGATTGAACAGGTGGAACATCCGGCGCTCACCCTCTTCTGTCGAGATGTCGCGGAAGCTGCCCTGATAGTGCTCAATCCACCGGTTAGCCTCAGCCAGGGTGAAATCGTGGTTCAGCTTCGTCAGGTGCTCCACGAAGTCGACCGTGGTCACTGTGCGCTTGCCGTTCGGCGCTATTTTGATACTTGCTCTGAATGCTGTTGCTATGTCGTCTCTGCGTGCCATGATGATCCCCGATCAAATACTGTATGCATATACAGTAGTATTGATCGGTGCAGGCTATCAAGGGGATTTTGAGGTGGGAAAGTTAGCTCACTGAAGTGGCGGGGAATTTACTTAAGCGTCCAGCCCATCGAGGGCTTTAAGGCGCTTCTGTATTTCTTCCATAGCGGCATCGCGAGACTGTACGGCGCTTTCAAGAGACTCAACTTTATCCATCAAAGCGAGAATAGCTTCATGGTGTAGGCCAGCTGCCACTCCGAGGGTATCAGGCGCCAGTGTGTCCTTCACTACGGTGCCATCTTTCAAGGTGGTCTCACCGAGGTTCATAACGTTATCAGGGAAGATGGACTGCACTTCCTGCGCCAGAAACCCTACCCCCTCAGCGCCAGTATCGAGCCTCGTCCACGTGTAGCCCCTCATGCCGCGCATTTTGGTCCACGGATCATCAATTACTGTTTTTTTATCTTTAATCCTTGAGTCAGATGATGTGATCCACCCGGCCGGGGCAACGCCATACCCGGCGTTATTAAGGCGGAAGTTCGTGCTAGTCCCGCCTATAAGTAGCGTGAACAGTATGTTTTCGTCCACGCCACTATTGAGGTAATACTGCATGATTGCAGATCGTGCGCCGGAGCCGTTTATCTGCAAGCTGGAAGTCAGCTGGCCGCCGTACATCAATCCGCCGCTTGTCTGTACGAATGCATTGGCTACTATGTTTCCAGCTGCGAGCGACACCCAGGCCGGGTTTACGGTATTACTGACTGCGGCGTCCGTTGTCCTGAATTGCACAGTGGAGGATGCTTTTATCTTAACTGGAGTGAATGAGTTCCCCAGTAATAATGTGCCGTTGGTGTAGTCATAGTTTAAAAAACCCAATTGTTGCGAGGCATTAGACGGGTTTTCATAGCTTAGTGAGCCTCCTCTTTTTAGAGCGATTCCACCGGTTATGTTTGTAAATGACGTTATGTCGGAGTTGGCTCCACTGCTGGCTTTATTGGCTATCGCGGCGGCTATTCCGTTCCATGCTGGCCCGGTATAACTTGATCCGTCAGGTAAATTTACGGTTATATTGCCAGTTCCGGTATATACCTGCTGCCAGTTGGCCTTATCAAGGTTCAGACCACGAATGGCGTAAGTTACCTGCGCCGCAAGTTGTGCGGTGATTGCAGTCATAGTACCAAACGGTACCGGGTTCCATGTCAGGCCGGAGGTTGTGGGACCATCATATTTTTGGATCAAGGTTAGTGAGGTGTTCGAGGCAATAGCGGCCACACCCAAGGTATAAGCCACGCCGCCAACTACGGCCACCACAAAGTCATTAACTTTTAGCTCGGTGGTGAACGATGTACCGGTGCCGGTAACAGTGGTTGAATTGTTGGTCAATGCGATAGTGCCTGCTGGCATAACTTTTCTCCGGACAATAAAAAACCCGGCACAGTGGCCGGGTTCGGTGAAAGGGGTTTTGTTCTATTTGGCGGCGAATGTGAATTCGTGAGTGACATTCTGCCGGGGTGATTGCTCGTCAAACTTCCAGAGCTTCATCCCCTTAGCTATCTCTTTCTCAAAGACATAGCGAGGTTCGGCCTCAATAAACCGGATGTTCTTCACCAGGCCATCTACACCGATGTCGTATAGCACTTTTGCATGACCTGTTACCCGAAGGCGCTCGGCACGATCGGGATAATTGATGCCATGAGTTTCTGCCAGAGAGAGGCAACTGACGGACATTGCCAAAATGAAAAGTAAAGTTTTCATAATATTTCCACGCTGTTTTTCCTTAAGCTAAAACAAGCTGAATCCTTAAGCAACAGAAGCATGTATGATATTCTTTAATCAAAAAGATCGCTTTTCCTCATCATGAAAGATTAGGGATAATTGCGTATGGGATGCGCAAACCATACGGCTGAAAAGTCTGCGCCCAACTTCTCTGGCTCTGATTAATCCAGTAGACCTGCAGGTTTCCAGAGTCGTATCTGAAAAATAGACCAGAGTATCCAGTTACTGATCCCTCTCCATCACCGTATGACAGGTTTCCGGGGCAGTTGCTGGCTAACAGCCAGGTATTAGTGCCTATCGTCTGAGAATAAACATTTGTGTCGAGGGCAAAGCCAGCTGGGATATCGAAGAATCCCATAACACGTGGAATTTTGGCGGCTGAAACTGCAGACCAAACTAGCTGTCCTGCAGCGTTATAGACATCGCGATATCCACTGACTATTGGCACATCTGTTCCGGTTCTAGCCATTGATCCTGAATTGACAGTTGTCAGTGGCGCGTTACCGTTACAGAAAACCGCCTTAGCTCCGTTGTTGAATTTGAACCATTGCAGGTTTCTATCAAGAGGAAAGGCACCGGACACATAACCCATATCCACAGAATTCCCGATAGGTGTTGATATGTTATATGCGCCTTGATCGGTAACACCTCCGTACCCTTTATTGTCCCTGAAATAGGTTCCGAAATAATCTGAGTCTATTGTTACTGCCCCTGCGGCATTGAATACCTGAAATCCGCTCATAAAAATCCATAAAAGTTTATGGTGATAGTCGCTGCTGCGTTGCCCGGCGAAATATTAAAAATCCGAAAGCCGCCATCGTAAGTTCTTACAGCAAACTCAGCTATCGAAGTGACGCCACCCCCTGATGTAGTAGCAACCACAACCCCAAAACTGCCATTTGCTTTTAAGCCAGGGTAGCCTCCTGTGACCACTGCTGTGTTCGCAGGATAAGAGATGCTGGTTGCCCCCAAAAACCGACAGTTATAATCCCCTATATCGACAACCAACTTCCCCGTCTCATCCCAACACTGCATTCCTGCTGGCATTATTAACTCCCGTTACCAAAGGCCTGAGCGCATGCGCAAGGTTCCATTACCGTCATATACCAGCTCCTGGGTAGCCGTGATTACTTTTCTTCCAGCTCCATTCGATCCATTGATTTCAAAAGTACCCGACTTATCAAGTTTCCATCCAACCGAACCGGCAACATAGCCAGTTGACTGGATGTAATTGCCAATCTTCGCGTTATCGATTGATCCATCCTGGATAAATGCTGAGCGAAGGAAAACCTGTCCATTTAGCGCAGCAAAGGCCAACTGATAGCTACCTGCACTGCTGCCGGTATATATGCCAAACTGGTCAGCATTAAATGCCAGGGTTGATTTATAGCTGCTACCTGATGGCTCAATGCCTATTGCCATCCCCGCGCTGTAATACTGGTCTCCACGCTGGATACCGACTCGCAATGTGTAAGACGCTGAAGCTGTGCCATCATCCCTAACCACGGCCGTAAGCTTCTCGTTTACCGCGGACGTCAGGTCGCCTATCTGTGCCTGAACCTGTGTTTCGAGCTGGGCCATAGCCTCACTGACTGAAGCGACCGTTGTTGTGATCACAATGACATCAGCCCGGACCTCTCCAAGTTGCTGGAACTGATGCGTAACGCTTGCATCATTATCAAGGGCGTTCTGCAGCATGCCTTCGATATTGGTATCAATTTTCCCGGTCAGATTTTCAAATGCCTCTGACTCGCGAATCTGCTCATCAATGTAGTCAATCATCCCCGGAATATCTGATGATGCCTTGCCTGAAGCTTCCACGAATGGCGACACACCGAAAGCATTCTTGGTACGGACGTACATGTAATAGGTGGTATCTGCTTTAAGCGCGTGTAATGTCCATTGCGAGGCGCGCCCAAGGAACTGCGCTTCATTCTCAACATTACCAATACTGGTGGCACGAACCTCCCCAGTGAACCAGAACTCGAAAGAAGTATCGGTTGTGGCAGTAACATTCATTACCGGTACAATATCCGCAGAGAAGAAGCCAGGGGTCCACTGAATGTAAGTTGGGGCGCCGGGCGCGCCAATTACCAGGCTGATTTGTGTCTCAGCACCTTTCATGCCGTTCTCATTTCTTCCCCTGACTCCCAGCGTGTAACTGCCGGCATCAATGCCGTAAAAGTCGAAGCGAAACAGCTCTGTTTCGTACTGCGCTACAACCTTCCCATCCATCGAATAAACATAAAGCTCAAAGACCAACTTCTTGGTTGTGGTGGCAGTTTCCCATGTGGCCGTAACCTGCACCGTCTCGCTGTTGGTATTGATGATCCGAAGGTTTTCAATGTTGGGAACGCGATAACCATTGGCACTATCGTTCGGGATTTCGAATACAGCCCCTTCGTCAACAATGGCTTGTTTGTTTGGATCATGCTGTGCGGCGTTGATGGTGTAAGTAGAGTTATTCTCTGCTTCGCTGATTCCAATAATTCGGAACAGCCTGGTGGCTATCGGGCCGGTAGAGATAACGAATACGGTTCCATCCCTCACCCAGGCCGGTGTTGATTTAAGCGTCACGACGCGACCGGCTACGGATTTGATTTCGTATTTAACAAGCTTTCCATTCGAGCCGACCAGGGAAATTGAATCTCCACTACCCGCAATACTCGACAGGTCAGCATCAACCGTAATCACAGCGCCAGCGTGAGAGATTATTCTTCCACCCAGTCTTGCTGCGGCATAGTTGTTGTCCATCAACTCGATGATGTCGCCAGGCGTAAAGGCGATCGCGTCGCGCGCCATCTGGAACTGCACTTTTTTGGTTTCACGCTTCGCCGTTTCAAGCAGCCACTTGCCTGCCCTCCATGCCTGTCCTCGTGAGGTGCAGCCGAATGCCTCCAGAGTAGTCTCGTTGTATTCGAACCGTGCAATCAGGTCATCATCCGAAACATACTCTTTCTGCTGCTCCCAGCCATTATCCGGGTCAGTCCATGACACAACCACGGCATTAAACCGGTCTGAGCGCTTCGTACTGCTGTAGGTGAAGGTGCCATCCACCACGTTAGCATTGGTGATCGCAGCGATAGGGTCTTGCGGAGCGTCAATTGAAACAGCAAGTCGCATACCATCCCACAGCGCTATTCCGCGAAACATCCCGGCAATGTTATCCAGAATGTCCCGTGCTGAGGCTTGCTCAGTGATATAGGCATTAAGCGTCATCCTTGGCTCGCGGCCACCATACCCATCATCAACAAGCTGATCGCAATATTGAGACAGGATATAGAGTGAGCCGTCATCGACATCGATATAACCTGCTCGCCGGGAAAGTCCGTACCTGTTGTTTTTGACCAGCGCCCGGAACAGCCATGCTGGGTTATTCGTCCATGCCGCCTTAAATCCGCCAGTCCAGAGACCGCTGTATGTGCGATTTATGGGGTCGTAATTATCAGGCACATCAACAATCAGCCCGCGAAGATGGTAAGTGCGGCTCGGCGTATCTGTGTACTGATCTCGGTCGATCACTGAACCGGCAATGGCTGAAAACGGATAGTTCAGGTTGTCATCCGTGATTTCAACGTAGCTGTTCCATATGGTGCCATTAACCAGCGTATCTACCGTGCTGTCAGGCGTGATTCGGCGGACTCGGATATCGAAAGGCTTAGTATCAGGGGCGTTAATAACGTGGGCCTCGAGATACTCTCCATTCTGCTTGCCGGTGATCGTGACTGTTTCTGCGATATTCCACGCAGCATTACCAACGCGAGTTTCCAGAACAAGGGTCACCGAGGTTTCTTTCTGGTTGCCTTTGGAGTCCTGCTCTACCAGCGAGGAAACGCCGACGTTAAAGCGTACCCTGGTCACATCGACATAAGTAACTGTCCTCACCAGTGGCGTCGCCTGAGTGACATCGGTGTTGATGATCGTGGTTGCTTCGATGGCAGAAAACCCATTTATTGGTGACTGAGTTTCTGAACCCGGGCGCCATGCCACGGTGACGCCATTGATATTTACGTCGCCATTTGCAGAGGTGATTGGGGTTTTATTTACCAAAAATGATGAGAGGTGAGACTGATCGATTGGCCCCCAAATCGGACCTTCAGAGATTAAATCGAGAACCTTGTAATACTGCTTTGATTTTAGATTATCGTTCAGCAGTTTTGGTGTTGAGGCTTTGCCGCCGCCTGAGCTCATGTTCTACCTCAATGGCTTTAATTTGGGGGGATTAGCTGATGATCTCATCCCAGTTATCAGTGTTGCTGGTATCAATACCCAGGCTGATGATGTTGCTTCCGACCAGCATCTCTCCAAGCAGGATGGGAACTGGCTTACCCTGCCCTACACGGTTTTCCGCACTGGTGAATGAGTTGTTGGTGATGGTGTTAGTTTCCGCCGCCTCAGCAGACGTTTTGGTCTTCATGTTGTGGGCGCTGTACACCGAATAGGCCACTGACAGGACGGCTATGATGATTGCACCGACAACCGCACCTTCGACGGCCGGCACGAATAAAACGGTTGAGCCATCTTCCAGCCTGCGGTCCATATGCCACTTCACCGACTGCTCTGATACGTCTTCACCAGCTACCCGCAGGTTTACCTTTGAACTCAGGAACGCCTTTTTAAATTCCTGGCTCTGAGCTATCAGCAGCCTTAATCCCTGAGCTGGCGTTTCAACATTCAGCTCAACCTGGCGGAAATATCTGCGGAGATGGCCGCTAAATTTAAAGATGAGCACTGTTCATGCCTCCAGACGGAGTGGGTTTGTTTGATATACGCAAGCCTGTATGGCTCTCGCCTGCTGATGTGACCGGCGCAGTCGTGGTGCAGCACCTGATTATCATCGAGAAGGATCATCGAGTGGCAGGGGTCTGCACCCGGGAAAGGCTTACGGATAATGACATCCCCTGGCTGGGCAGACTGAAGGTCAACCTCAGTAAATCCGTTGGCCACCATATTTTTCAGGTAGAGATTCTCACCACGCAGCCACCAACCGTTTTCGCGCTCGAAATCAGGAAGGTCTATTCCGCAAAGGTGATACGCGTCCCTGAAAAGCGTGTAGCAATCCATTTTCCCGTGCTCAAACCGGCGCCCGGAAAGATGAGGTACCGGCCGGAATTTGTTAAGCACCCCATCACATGCCAGCCACCATTCAATGCCGGTGATAACCTGCATGGCTCTGTCAGCTGCCGAAAGATAGGGGTAGCCAGACGGGTGTGAGTGGAATACTGCAGTGACCTCGCCTTCTGACTCAGCCGCAATCCAGTTTTCGTCGCTGATACGAAAGTTAACCGATGGGGTTAGATGGATATTCGTGCAACGGAAGAGGCGGCGATCGTCAACTATCAGGCCGCATACCTCATCCTCAGATGATGCTGCGTATTCAAGGCAGTCACGCATTACGTCACCTTTTGAGAGCCGGGGAAGCTGCTGATTGGCATTGGTTCCGGTCGTGGATAACGGAGCCTGCAACCTGAACGACGGTGTGAGCATTTATCTTTACCGAGATCGGAAGTGGGATTGTCTCTCTCATCCGCAACGGGCGGGCCATCATATCCGCAGCCGGTGCCACGATATGACCACTGGCACACGTCAGCGAGGATTGTTCTGGCCGGGATAATTGCGTTATCACAGTCGATAGGGGTCGCAAGGGAATAGGTCACCTGCTCAAATGTTTCGCCAGTCATTTCCTCAACAACATAGCGAGACACCGCCTCTTGTGTCGGATCGGCATCAGCATTTCCATTTGGAAAATTGACTGCATCCAGATGCTTTACTGAAACCTGACGACGAGTGATAACCACGCCAAGCATGTCATCAAAATCCCTGTTAATACCCGTAATCAACCCGGTAACGTTCGCGACAGTCATCGTCGGCCTTGAGTAGGCGCCTTCATTTTTGCTCTCAAAGCCTTCCACCGCGATCGGGTAAGGCTGGTAAACATTCCCCTTCCAAATCACGTTCCCATAATAAGCATTGGTCCCTGAGTGGAAGCGGATTAAGTCCCCACCATATGGCTGCAGGTTTGCCTCATACAGGTCAATGAAAGCCCCTACTCCAGCGTCCACGCTCTCTATGATTAGTTCAGATGGAATGTCTCTCATCGCGGCACCTGCTCAAACGTTGCTGACAGTTCATAGTAAGAACCAGTCTTCTTCAGCGTCCAGGACCGGCAGACGAACAAAGCCTGAACTCCTGTATCAGAAGGCGTCCAATAGAACGCCTCAACGGCCATGCGCGCTTTGATAAATGCCTCTGCGTCCTTTGCGTTGTTTGACCTGCCACATAGGCCGTCTGCACCAGTGAAAGTCAGCGAGTAGCTGTCCATTAATGGGTTGATGCCTTTGGTCTGGCGCTGCTCATAACCATCTCCAAGCTTCACCACTGCCACGTTTGGGGCGCGACTATTCGTGAAGCCTTTTTGAGGGCTCCATGTAAATGTTTCTGGCATTGGGTGCTCCGTAGTATCATGCCGGAGCCAACCGGCTGAATAAATTGAGAAACTTGATATGATTGACTACAGTGATATGACCTACGATCAAAAGAACATCATGGCTTTACGTAATGCCGTCATGTTCATTGCCTCAGTTCTTTCAGACGAGCAAAAATCTCACCTTGAGATGCTTACGTCGAATGTTGACGAGAAACTGGATGGGACCTTTGATGCGACTCAAGCTGAAGTAATGAAGGATATCTACAAAATCACGCAAGAAATTTTATCTCTGCGCCCTGAGAATTGATAAACCAGCGGCCATATGGCCGCTATTCATTTCCTATTAGACAGCATGCCGCCTGGGCGCTTCTGGTCCTTCATCATATTCAACATGTCGGATGACCACGCTTTCCTCAGTTGCTTAACTGTTCCATCATCAATTCCATTAGTGGTGTTAATGGTGAGATTCATAGTTGGATTAAATGAACTGGCAGTGCCACCGGCACCAATATCCTTATTGCTAATAACTGAGCCGTTATCACCGGGGATCATGTACTGCTTGCCTGTGCTGGCCTGATAGATTTCAGGCATTCCGCCCTCGCCAACCTGGTACATTGATCCGGCAGATACTGGCCCGCCATTCTTACGAGCTCCTGCAACAGCCATACCTTGAGCCATTGCCAAAGCCCCAGCATAAGCCGTTGATCCAACAGTCGCTGCAGTTCCGTAGGTTGCTATTGATGCGCTCATGGCCGCCGGTGCCCATGCTAACGCTGCGGCGGAAGCTTGAGTGGTTGTTGCCGCAAGTGACGCTGCAGCTGCAACCTGTCCCATTACCATGCTCTTTACGTACTGCAGTCCCATCTCAACAAGGCCGCCAACAACACTGTTCAAAATGGTAGTTCCGATATTCGCCAGCGACTCCTGAAGGCTTTGAGTGCCATTAATAAGACCGGTTATCGCATTAGTTGCGCCGCCCTGCAGGGAATCGATAGCACCTCCAAGCAGCTGATTGGTCTGGTTCTGATTCTCCCAAATCTTCCATGCAGCATCGATGCGGGCCTGTTCATACTCGGTGTTCTGAGCATTCATCAGCGCCAGGCCATTTGCGGTTATTACACCCTTCTCTGTTTCGAACTGCTGGATTAGGGCAAGTTTACGGGCATTCTCATTTGCTAGAGCCTGTACGGGGTCGATAGCCCCTTGGGCATCCTGCAGCGGGGTTACGCCAGAAGCAGTATCTGCGCGAATCTTCGCCAGGTTAGCTTGATGTTGCTGTTCTAGCTGCTCCGAGGTTGCGTTGTATTGTTCCTGGCTAATTTTCTTAGCTGCAAGGGCAGTATCTAAATCCTGTAAATCTTGTTTATAGCTTGAGTTTTCACGAGTTTCGGGAAGAAGTTTCTCCGCTGCGGCTTGAGCCTTTATTGCGTTAACTGTATCCCATTTTTTTGCTGCAAATTGTCCAGCCAGTTCGATTTGAGCTTGTGTAGCACCTTTACCAAGCGAAAGTTGGGCATTGAGGATCGACTGCTCGCGACTTAAGTTACTTGTTGAATCTGCGGTAAGATCAGATTGCTGCTTGAGAGATACCAGTTTTTGAGCAATTGATTCCGCTTGAGAAGCTGATTTTTTTCCTTCTGCAGTAGAAATTTTGCGAGCACTGGTGTTCTTCTCCGTAGCAGCATATTCATCCTGCAAGGCCTTGACTCGCTTACTGTCCGTAATGCCTGCATCTTCTGCATCATACTGTGCCTGAAGGCGCGCTCTCGCCTCCCCTTCATTCTTGGATAGCTCTAATTTCCTCTTGGTGGACTTCTCTAACTTAGCAACTTCTTTACTGTCGCCTGTGCCAGTTATGCTTATTGGCTTGCTACTTGCAGAAGCGTTTGCCTTAGATATTGCAGCAAGATCGCCTACCAACGCAGCCGCTTTATTGCTGACTGCATTTATTCCTTCCGCTTGAGCTGCCCAACCATCTAATCCAAGCCATGAATAGGTACGTGCACGTTTGGCGAACATATCTGCCGTGCTAGCCAAATCAGAAATTTGTTGGGTGGCATTGGGTACTTTGCCGGTCAGTCGGTCAATTGCAGAAGTTATTGAGTCGATAACATGGACCATTCCCGTGCTGGCGCCGGTGGCATCATTTATCTGCTTCACAAACTCTTGGAAGGAAATGGTCAGGCTGTTTGTAGCTTGGTCTACAGTTCGTGGAAGTTTGGAGAACTCTTGATTAACCAGTCCTGTCTGCGTCATGATCGCATTAAGTGCATCTTCTGCGGAAAGCTTACCTTCCAGCATGCGCTTGCGAAGCTCACCTACAGAGATACCCAATCCAGACGCCATCTGGCGAGCTAACTCCGGCATCTGTTCGATGATAGAGTTGAATTCCTCCGCGCGTACCGTTCCTCCTGCAATAGACTGTCCAAACTGACGCAGGGCGTTAGCCATTTCTTCTGTGGAAGATCCACCGATGCGACCAATCTTCTGAAGGGTATCTGTCAGTGTGAGGATCTGCGCATTGCTCGCCCCGGCGCTCTTCAAGGATGAGGTGAGTGTTTCCCAGAGCTTTTCCGTGTCTTTCAGGCTGGAGCCTGACGCTGAAGCGATCGCTGACAGCGCCTGGAATGTCGCAGCACCCTGTTTAGCGCTTGATGACAACCGATCTATACGCGCCTGCAATTGCGTCATTGTGTCTGCAATTTCAAGGAACTGCTTTCCGTACTGAACCAGCTGAGAGATGGCTATAGCGGATGCTATTGCTGTTAGTCCAGTTTTCAGCCCACCCATGATGCTGGTAGATTTTTGCTGAGAGGCATTAGCCTGGTCTTGCGCCTGCTTCAGGTCATACAGTTTCCCGGCCAGCTCACCAATTTCTTTGCGCTGTGTCGCTGTGGCTGATGAACCGGCTTGCAAGCGAGCTGCCAGCATTGCTGCGCTACGCGCGCCGTTCTTTTGCCCCTCGTTGAGAATGGCAATCTGCTGGGTAAGCCCTGAAGATATTGAACGAAGTTTTGCCGCGTCATTAGCCTGCTGGGCTGCTTGCTTTGAAGCCAGCATAGTGGCGCGGGAGGATGCATCCTGAGCAGCCTTCATGTCATATAGCTTGCCTGTAAGCTCGCCAATACGGTTCTTTTGGTCCTGAGTTGCGCTTTCCCCCGCTTTTAACTGTGCAGCCAGGATTGCCGCGCTACGTGAACCAGACTCCATCTCGGTGCTAAACACCGAAACATCACCCTCCAGTGATGCAATAGCCGACTGGGTGCGCTGCATAGCTGCTGCGTTTGCAGAAAGCGCCTTAGCTGATTCACTGGCAGCTGACTTAACGTCGAAGAGCTTACCAGCAAGGTTGCCAATTTCTTTTGTCTGCGCCTCTGAGGCATCACCTGCAGCTATAAGCTGAGCAGCCAGTACAGTGGCACTTCGAGCTCCATTCTGGTTTGCTTCTTCCAGTACAGCAATCTCGTTACCGAGGCGCTCCATAATTTTTGCAGCCTGGCTTGCATCTTCAGCAGCACGTGCAACGGCTTTGCCGGTTTTTGATGCGGAACGCTCAAGACCATCCATGTTGCCTGATGCTTTGTCAGCTCCCTTACCCATGCCATCAAGGGAGGCACTGGCCTGTTTAGATGCCTGAAGCAAAGGAGCAATGTCCGCCCCAACTTCATAGTAAATCTCGCCAACTTTATCGGCCATGCTGATCTCCTGGCATAAAAAAACCGCCGCAGCGGTGAGTTATTGTTTTGCTTTAGCCAGTCGCCTCGCCTTCTTGGCAAGGTAGTCATCCGCTACAGCCTCATACTCATCGCGGGTGAAGCCCTTCTGATCCGGATACTTCGCGTTCAGCATTAGCTGAAACTCCGTCATGGACAACTGCTCAGCTTCCACCCTGCTGATTCCGAAGTGATTGCGGGCTGCGCTTATATAGTCGAATGAGCGGAACTCAGTGGTCGCCTGGTTTGATTCATGGCGCTGTAGCTGGCGAACCTTTGCCTTACCGATAATGCCGTGTGTTATCAAGGACTGAGCAATCAGCACCATCTCTGTCGGTGACATAAGGCCGGGACGATACACAAAAGTCCACTTGCCAGATTTACCTGGCAAAATCTCACCTGTCAGCCTAGACACATCTCTTTCACAGCATGCGCTCAAAACTGACATAGCGGCCATAACTGCGGCTTTGTTAGTCTGCTTGCGGCTGACGTGTGCCAGCAACCACGCAGGTATGGCTCCATATGCATCAGCAGCCCTTTGCAGGAGTGGCGTCACCTCATCGTTATGCAGGTCATAGAAGGCCTGCACAATCTCCTGTGGCTCACCTATGCGTGACATGGCAGCGAATGAAGGCCTGAAGAAATAATCATCCTCGCCATGGCTGATAAGGCACTCGCCAATCTCTTTCTGTGGAGTCATGAGGTAATCCGGTAAGTGTCATTTTCGGGGCCACCAGGTGGAAGCCCCTGAAATGGCAATTAAGCGGTTACTGTTACTGCTGAAGTAGCCGTGAAATTGCCATCATTGGATTTAAAGGTGATCGTTGCTGTACCTGCCGCAACTGCGGTAACAAGGCCGGTGTTGCTTACCGTTGCCTTGGTTGCATCTGACGTTGTCCATGCTCCGGTGCGTTCGGTTGCATCCGTTGGCAGAACAGTGCCCGTCAACTGGCGCGTAGCTCCAACAGCGAGCGATGCGGTTGCAGGGGTCACGGTGACGCCAGTAGCCGGCACAGCATCGTCGGTATCCAGCACCTGAATGGTGTTGGCAGCTGCAACTTTGAACTCGGTCGAGAAAGTGATGATGTCGTTGGTGCCACCGTCAGAGCTCAGCGCGTTGATCAGCATGTAACCTTGGAAAGTTACCGCACCAAACTCCATTCGAACCCAGATAGTTGGCTGGCGAGCGGCCTGAATCTCGGTATTGAAGTATTTGATCAGGCGGAACACGCCATACTGGTCGAGCTTGTCATTCTTGCGAACTTCACCTTCAAAGGAGATCGTGAAGTCAGCGTTGGTGACAATATTTTCAACATAACCCTGAGTATCATCAGCGTCCGAAGTCACACTGTTTGGAGAGAAGTCGAAACCTTTACTTGTGCCGGCCGCCAGAGCTTTCCACTCTGACTCCTGCGGTACTGCGTCCGAGCAACCATCGGCTACTTCGAGCACAATGGCGCGGCCAAACAACGCGGTGTTGTCTGTTGGGCAATTTGCTGCCATGGGTAATTCCTCTTTTGATTAACTTTCGCCGTAAGAACAGGCAAATTGCAGACGCCAGACCATCCGCCCCTCAGTAGTGAGGATTGGTGAAGGTATGCCGCCCATATTGCTGATTTGGCCGACGCATGAGTCACTGATGGGATTTTGCTGCACGAAGTCTATGATGCCCTGCACATCGGCTTCTGACTTCGCGTAATCACCAGCAGACTTGCCGGTAATCAGACTAACTAAAACGTAATGTTCAGAGCCGATATCTCTGTCTACCGAAGTGCCACCATTTGGACTGAATACCATATACCGCTGCTGCAGATCCCCTGCGTCAGACCAAAAAAGCGACTGAATCGTATAGCCTGAAGTAAGGCCAGCTCCGACCAGGAGGTTTTTGACGCGTTGGTGCATCGGGGGATTCATAAGGACATTTCCCTTTTAATAACAGCATCAACAGCATCCCTCACACTCTCTGCGCCTTTTTCAAGGAACTTAGGCTCTCCGCTCGGATCCCAATAATTACCCCGAGACACCCCATTCACTTTTGCTCTAGGCCTACCTTTCAGCTTGCCGCTTGCTTCGTGAACGAAGAGTGCGTAAGCAGCTGTGTAGCCAACGCGCCCAATAATTCGAGAGCCATGCGTGGATATCTCCCTAAATTGCGAATTAACCAGTGTCGATGTTGCACGAGGCGTTATTGCTGCAGCTTCCGAACCGATCATGATTAAAGCGCTCGTCATCGCACGCACCGCTTTTCGGCCCTGAATATCACCAATCAGTCGATTGAGATTCTGCTTTGCCTGCTCTATGCCTTTTACTTTCACGCCCATATCTTTCTCCAGACGTAAAAAAGACCACCTGAGTGGCCTTTATTGACGGTTTTAATTTCTACTGTGGTTTTCGTGATAACTGAATCTAATCTCAGCAGATTTCCTTGCAGAAGCTGCATCAATTAAGCTCGGGTAGTATCCGAGGTGGCGTTGCATTCCTGCAAAATTTATCGAAGCAACCCAGCGGTTATCCCTGACATGCCAATAAACCCCGCTAATTCCAGAGTTGTTATTTTTATGCCTTGCTGCGTTTCTGCTATTGGCTCTTCTATCAACATCTCTTAAATTGCATATCCGGTTGTCATCCCTAACGCCATTGATATGGTCTATATCCCCCTCAGGGAAAACACCGAAATACAACGCCCAAGCTGCGCGGTGTGCCTTAATAAGCTTACCTTGCATGCCAATTTCGATATAACCAGTCTGGCCTTTACCTCCAGCCTCTTTACCACAGAATCTTGTGTGCCAGATTCTAGAAATCCTTTCTGTAGAGAAGTGATTTAAAGGCCTGGGCAACCAAGTAATGATTCCTGTCTCTGGGCTGTATGAAAGGCACTCACGCAGATGGTCGATATTAAAGTCATTTGACATAAAAACCTCACAGTAGGTTTCACAGATGATTAGTGCGCGGCAACAGGGTCTGTGTTCCCTGCTTTCGACTGGCCGGCCTAGCCGCGCATCGCCATTATATCAGGTGCCAGTGATTATGGCGTAATCATCTGCACTTCTTTCGAAGGTGTCCGCATAACGGATTACCTGCATCACCTCATCTGCACCAGCGACCAGCGGATCAGGCTCAGCAGATGCGCCAATCAGCAGATAATCGCCCTTCTTAGCTTCGGAAAACTCGCTCCAGAATGTGTTCTTCACCACGATTTCAGTGCCGATGCTGCCGATTCTCGCTGACAATCCACCCTGATAATCTGCCATGATTACCTCTGGTACTGACCATCCGAGCGAATCACCATATTCATTGATGCCCAGGCTTCGCCATATGGTGCACTCAGCGGTGTAACTCCACGAAGCAAGTGATGACATTGCTATTCCCTCCAGCTAACGACAGTGGGGTTCTCAGCCGCAATGCGCGGGCAGTTAATCCGCCACTCACCTGTCGCGGTAATGTAAGCGGTCGTCTGCTTGTCGCTATCAGTTTTCACCCACACACGATTGAATGGCTTTGGTAAACGCTCAGACACTGGTATCCACATCAGCAACCACCAACCACATCAAAGAAGCCAACGCTTGTGCCAACGTCGATCGGCAAAAGTGCTGTGCATCCTGACGTGTCCAGAGCCGCCAGTGTGTTGCGCATTGTCTTCACATCGCCGCTGTAATCGAACGATCGGGACGCCCCTGAAGGCGCTGACTGTGACTTAATGCGCTGGCTTGAAGCGGTTACCGCCATCAACGTCACGGCGTACACCTGAATCAGCATCATGTCGCACTCATCGTAGCCAGCCGCCTCCAGGCACATGCTTATGCTACCCAGCTTGCACAGGTAGGCATCAATCATGAAGTCCGGCACGGAGTAACCCAGCGCAGATAACTGCTGTTTAACCTGCGCGGCTGTTATCTGCTCTGCCATGGTTATTTCGCCTTTTTAGTTGCGTCAGCCAGTGCTGCTTCAGCTGCATCGGCCCGGGCTGTTTCAGCCGCGAGCGCTTCGGCGTGTTCTGCATTAGCCGCTTCCAGCGCATCAGCGTGCTCTTTGTCTTTGGCTTCAGCTGCATCGGTCAGGGTTTTAATCTGATCGTTAGCAGCATCAAGCTGAGACTGAAGAACAGAGGTATCAGTGGATGCAGGCGCGGATGGTGTTGCCACCTCGAAGGTCAGTGCATCACCCTTCTCTTTCGATGCTTCTGCTTTGCCTTCGGCAATCCACTTTTCAGCAAACGACTTATCAACGTCATATACTCGTCCAGCCTCCAGTTTCTGGAAGCTGGCACCGGCAAAGAGGTTATTAACCAGAATTTTCACAAGTGCCATGATTGCTCCTTAAGAGGCGTGGATTACGGAGAATTTGCTGTTGATGTCCTGCTTAACCATCAAGCCCATGGCGCCCCAGGTGCGCCAGATGTAATCGCTGTTATAGAACGGGCGCGGGTCGGCAACGGTGCCGATGGCCTGACCAACGATTGGGGCAATGACGCCAGCAGTCAGAGGTACGATCAGGATTTCGTTTCCGGACAGTTGCGCATCTTCTTTGATGGCCGCAATGCCGGACAACTTCATGATCTCTTCCAGCACGGTGCGGGTAGCATTTACATCGAAGTAGCGCTCAAAGTTCGACATGATTTCTGCTGACACATACCACGTCTGCGGAGCGTACTGGTTGTTTGTAATGCGCATGGTGTCGCGCAAAGCAATCGCATTGGTGCGAAGCGCAACAGGATCGGTGCTGGTTGCAAAGTTAAAGGTCAGGGAGACCTGTGCAACACGCTCGTCCGCCTTCAGGCCTTTCCAGGTCAGGCCATCGAACTTAACGTAGGCTCCTTCAGGGTCACGGAAGCCGTTGAACATGTAGTCAACGTACTGACGCTGGACATCTTCAACAGAACCGCGCTGCGCATCGGCCTGAGACTGGAGAGCTGACGGGCTATTGAAGATAGGATCGCGCCAGTTGAACTTGAAGCCTGAGTCGTGCACCGGGACCATCGTACCGTCGAAGGTGAAGGACTTTGCGTCAAGCGCAGCGCCAATCTGGCCAGACATCGAGGTATGAGCCCAGCCACGGCCGCCGGTACGAGCGTAATCGTAACGGGATTGCTCAATACGCACCGAGCGAGACAGCGGCATCAGGTCGTTCAGCAACGTGAACTGCGTGGTTGGTTCGAACTGCGCCAATACCGTGGTATCGAAGGCGCGGTACAGTCGACGGATATCGTCCACTGCGTTCACAGCATCAAGGCGGCCACGATCTTCGCTGATGCCGCGTGCGCGACCAATGAAGTCAGCAGCTGCTTGCGCACCTTCCTGACGGGCAGCCTGCAGTTGGGCGAACTGAGACTGGTTAACTTCTAAGTTGCCGGTGCGCTCACCGACAGCACGGGAGTATACAAACATTCAGGTGCTCCTTACTTGATCACAACGCGCAGCAGGTCACCTGCAGCAGCGGTAAATGCCTTGTCTTCTTCGACATAGCAGCGAATGGACTCGTCAGCGGCCTGCGCTTTAACTTGCCCATTTGCGATAGACAGTGGCTGGCCTTTTTTATAGGTGCCGGCTGCTGCGCGTACGTTCAGGAACATTCCCTGCATTGGCTGAATGCCGACAACAAGCTCTCCCAGCGGGATACTGTCATCCACTGTCAGGCAGCGCAAGTAGTCGTAGTTGGCAACATAAAGAATTGCCTTTTCGTTACCATCAACTGAAGCAGTGAACTTGCCAGCATCAAAGAAACCGATGGTGCCAGGCTTTGTGGCAGCAGCTGCTGCGCCTTCACGGTTAAGCAGTGGGTTAGGGAATACACCGCCCGCGTGAATTACGTGCTTTCCATCTTTAGCCATTATTTACTCCGGCATTTCGCTGACAGATTGATTGGTAGCGGTCTGACGGAAAGAACCGTTCAGGCCAATTGAGGTCTGGCACTGGGCATACAGGCCATCAAGAGCAGCGCCGTCCAGCGCGTTAACTGCGATGTCGTCCAGGCCAAACTTGGTTTTAACAGCAGCGCGCTTTTCGCCCTTCTCTTTGTCAGAGTTGGCATTCAGGCTGTTTACGACGGTGTCGACGCGATCAGAGAGTGACTTCGCCCAGGCTGGCATATCGTCGCTGTTATTGGCGGGAGATTTATCTTTCTCAGCTTTCGCTTTAGCGTCTGCTTCTTCTTTTTCTTTCTTCGCCTTTTCATCAGCTTCAGCTTTCGCTTTGGCATCTTCGGCGACCATCTGGTTGTACGCATCCATCAGCTCAGCCTCGGTCTTACCTTCGACCTCTTTGCCTTTCGCTTTCAGCGCATTGGTGATGAGTTCTTTCATCGGGTTTGCTTCCTCTTTGACGGGCTTATTGTTGGCGCTGAAAAACGCCATGAAGTGGTTGAACATCTGCTTTAATGCTGGGTCTTGTGGGTCTGGCGTATCTGAATCAGCGAGGTTTACCGTTTCTACCTGGACCTCATCACCTTCGGCATTAACGAACATGCCGATCCCCTCTTCTGGAGTTCCGGCTGGCGGCTCGTCGAGAAGAATGGCCACATGGTCATAAACCTGATTGGTGGCGATCCATGTGTAGCGCTTGCCGTTTGACTCTCCCTTTGCCTCAATGCGGTTTAGCAGCAGGCCAGTAGAGATACCGATAGGCTCGACAGACTTTCCTGCCGCCATGTCATCAAGGCGCTGCAGAACTTTGCGCCCCTTTTCAGAACCTTCAGCAAAACGCCGGTTGATGACGGCATCAGTCAGAACATCACCGTTTTCTTTTCTGACGTTCCGTGTGTATGCGCCAATGTGGTATTCATTCACCGCCCTGACGTTGCTGGCGCTGACGTGGCGACCATCCACCTTCGGGTGACCGTAAGGCATGGGTTTATCTTCAAGACTTTTGTAGCCCTTCGTGTTTTCTTCTGCCGGGTACAATCCGCCGTTCAGCACGATGCCGTCACGGACAGGCACGACGTTTTTCACAACGATGTGCTCTGCGCCATTAATGGTTTCAGTGGTGATGTTTGAAGCGGAGTTGATGACCGACAGCACGTTTACGCAGATGCGTGACATGCTGTGTCCTCATTTATAGGGTTTTGTTATGCGGCTTGCTGCCACTGCTTACGCTCTTCGGCCAACCGGCTGACCAAACCTTCATTAACCACTTTGCCGTCATCGCCCAGAATTACCGGGATGTTGGCGCAGTAGCAGTGATAGCGGTTGCCGCGCTCTGCGTAGAACGCCTCAACCTCTTCAGTGGTGTAGGTGCGTCCGTGCCGTGCTGCGTGCCATGTCCTCGTCGTAGCCTTTAGCGCCGACAGCCAGAGAATCGCGGTGTTGAGGTCCAGCCTGTCTTTTGCCCAGTCCGTTTCCTGCCACTGAGCCTTACGCAGCGCCCCGACCTGTTCGGTCTGAGCAATGTTCTTGGCCAGCGCCATTGAAACATCGAGACGCTTACTGATGATGCCGGCTGTTTCTCGCGGGTTAACTCCCCTGCCTATTGCATCGGATATCACGTTAGCCAGGTCGGCGCGCGCTGTGTCGCTGATGCCTACCCAATCGCTATACGTTGCAACATAAGCCGCGGCTATCTGGTTCTGGTAGGCCGCAGTGCTCAGCAGCTGCATTAACGTGGTTTGCTGTGCATATACCGGCGACTGAACAGCTAAGTTGGTGAAGGCGTTAAGCGTGCCACGCTCATACTCCGCGCCAACATAATCGAATGCCCACAAGTTCTGGCTACCACCATCAAGCAACGCATCGTCCAGAATCACCTGCACGCGCTGCAACAGGTCGGCAAGCTGAATGGCTGTCATGTCATAGATGTACGTGCCAGCGTTGCACTGGTAAAGCGTGGCGGGTGAATCCACGTTATTGCAGACAAAATATGTTTGCTCAGCGTTAGATTCCCTCACCCGGCCGGTTAACCGCTCATCGAATAACGCCTTCAGTGCGCGCTTGATGTCGAGGTAGCGCGACTCAATGTCACGATACATCCGGCCAACTTGCCTGGCTGATTGCGTGGGATCGGTTTTATTGCGCGGAACTATCGGTGTCCCGATTCGGGTCGTCGCTGTCGTCGTCATCTGTCAGCGGGTCCTTATCGGTTGTTTTGGCTTCAGGGTCAGGTTTTGCCGGCTCTTTAATTGGCTCAAGCTCACCGGCGGCGCGTATCTCGTTCACATCAACTGCTGATGTGCCGAATGCCTGCTGAGTCTTCTGAGCTACGTCAGCCAGCGCCTGCATGTTGGCGATCTTCTCTTTCTCGCTTGGTGCAAGTAGGTCAGACCATGCCAGTGTGACCTCACCGGTTGAAGGTGGGTCGATGATGCCTATAGCCCAGAAGCGCTCAATGACTCGCGTCACCAGGTCACTCATGAATCCCCAGCGGCGGCCATTGCAACGCGTAGCCCATGCTGTCTTGTCTTCTTCAGAAGCAAGGTTGCCAGTCTGCTTGCCAAAGAGGATGTTGAAAGGGCATTGAATCGTTGCGCAGAACTGGTTAGCCGATACTGTCCAGCTCGGTGTTGGGTCAGCTGCTGCAACGGAGAGCACTGAAGTTTTACCTGATTGTGTTACTAACGCCGAATCGGTACCGCTATTAAGTTTGCGAACCTTGTCATTCATTGCGTCGCCAAGCGTTGCATATCCGGCCTCTTTTGCCGATTTGGCAATGGCAGCCATATCGGTTTGGGCATCGAATTCTGTAGCAAGCTGACGGCTGGCATTCTTCAGGAACCCTTCAGCGCTACCGCCCTTCGTCTTCTCGATGTCGAGCAGGTCGTTATAGCCCGCCTCAAGCAGAGGAATGCCCGAGAGAATGTTCTCGTCTTCAGAGCCCTCACACAAAAGGATGATGCGATCGGGATGCACCTGAACAGCGCGCGGGCTGCCAGTGGTTTTATCATCACCAACCGGCTGCTCGTTAAAGTGATAGCTGACCGGCTGTCCGTAAGTTTCCGAATGCGTGTCCACGTCCGTATTGCCGGGTGTAATCTGCGCTTCCCATGCCGGGATTAGCTTCACAAGAGCTTTCGAGCCAAGGCGCTTCACTACCGCGATGTCTACTGGCTCACTCCAGTCCCGGTTATCCCTGACCTGAATCAGCAGAGCAGAGTACCGGCCAACCATATTGCGGCGATCGGCATCTTTAATCTTCGCCCAGTGCTTTTTCATCAGCTTGGTGACTGCCTTCTCCCAGGCTGTTGTGTTGGTTGATTCGCGGTATTCGTCACCATCAATGATGGTTGGATTATCGGTCCAGCATGAATCAAGGAGCTTATGCACGGCTGCGAAGCCGGTAGAGCCCCTGCGGTATTGCCGGTGAAAGTTATCGAAGGTGAGTTGCTCAGGATAGCCAAACTCATCCCACAGCTTTGTTCTCTTGGTGTTGCCATTCATGCCTGCGTATAGCATGCGCTGGCGCCCTATAGCATCAGTAAGGGCGTTAACGAGGAATTGCGCCTCGGTTGTTAATTCACTCACTGGTGCTCCTTAGAAGAAGATTGCGCCGACTGACTTGTGGTTGTTCTTCGCAACAGCGAAGTAGCGGAACCCATCGGAGCCGTGTGATGTGTGATCGTGAAGTGGCTTGTCTTTCCAGCAGCCGCGCTTGTCGTCCCACTCTTTGCGATAGCCTTCGAGGTGGGTGATGCCTTCAGCGCACTTCTCTTCGTCGAATACGCACTTAGGCAGGATTTCACGCACAGACTCAATGCCGGTATCAACGCCAGTTTTAGGCACAACTTTGAATGTCATGGAGTAGGTCTGGCCGTCGATTTCGTACCCTTCGCGCGCCAGTTCCTTGCGGGACTTGGCATCAGAACCGAACTCACGGTTTTCTATGTCATGCGGCCCCCAGTGCTCACCGTATTCATAGCCACGGTCCTTCAGCACCTTCATGTAGTGGCGCAGACCTTCACCGGAGTTTTCGTAGTAGTCTATGACGTGAAACTCTTCACCAACCTCGCGCACGAACCATATAGCCGTTGAGTCGCCCACACCAATATCCCAGAATGTGTGAACCGGCAGGTGTGAGTTATCAGGCAAGTTGCCAATGCGTTTGTTTTCGTAAAGCCAGCGGAACTGCTTGGCATAATAAGCGCCCTCAACCGACTGCTGGAACGCTTCTGCAGGTATCGATGGATACTCGCGCTTCATATCTTCGCCGAGAGTTTTCTCTTTGGCGTGATACCAGGCCTGCTGGCGTTCGTCAGTTGCAATCCCATGCTTGGTTTCAAGTTCATTGAAATATTCAACCAGCCGCTGGGGTAAGCGCTCTACGGGGTCTATTGCGTAATCTGGATTCTTCCACCAGGAGAAGAAAAAGAACTTCCAGTCTAGGTTCGATAGCAACTTGTCTTGCAGAAGAGCCCTTTCCGCTGCCTGGCAGTATTCAAAGAAGTATCCAGCCCGGCCTTCTGCTGTACTCTCCAGCGTTATCTTTCCGCCGATGGGTACTGCCTCGAAAGCACCGGTTACGATCTCTTTCGCCTTGTCAGGGTACTTTGCGCAGATCTTTCCAAACTCGGAAACGTGAAGACTGTATAGCGTTCCGCCTCGAAATGAAGTGGACACCGTGACACTGCCGCCATTCTTAAAGACATACTCACTGGTTGTCTCTTTTACAAGCGGGTTCGCCTTCTTCACGTCATCCGTCATGCGCTGATAGGCAAATTGTGTTTTGTTGCGGAATAATCTTTCAGCGTCTGGGCGGGTGTGGGCAATTAGCGCACATTCCTTCCTGTGGAAGATGGCTAAATCTAACTGAATTATGCAAACCTCAGTCGTGAACCCCAGCTGACGAGCCTTGAGGATCAGGTTGCGGTCATGCATGCCATCAAAGTACTCCAACTGCTCGGGTGTCATTTTGAAGGTGACGCACTTACCGTTTTTATCTTTAATTTTGTACAGGTGATTGAGACGCCAGAACCTGTTTTTCAGAAGCGCTTTCTGCTTTTCAGTTAACACGGACGCTCCTTACAGGTCTTCGTCTCCTATCTCATCCATTACCGATGCAACAGAGCTAATTGCCATGCCGCCTGAGTGTTCAATCTTCTGCCGGTTTGTGTAGGCATCACCACACTCTTTCGCGGCCTGCTCAATCAGTGATGCAGCCAGAACCATGTTTTTCATGCTCTCGGCCTTTGTCATCATCCGGTCAAGGGTCCGAAGTCGGTAGGACTTATTGGCGATCGGGATATCGGATATCTCGTTCTGGAATCGCTCGCGTGTCGACTTGAAGAGATCAACCCATTTCTGACTGAGCTTCTCCGCCATGGCATTGCCTGGGCTGTATTGCGACACCTGCTGACGTGATACTTGAACGTTAAATTCCGCCTTTACAAGCTCAACCACTTTTGATGGGGGCTCGAAGCAAGCCAGAGACTGTACGATGAAGGATTTAACCTCTGTCGATAATGCTGCCATTGGCTTCCTCCATGACAATCTGAATAAATGTTTAGGCCAGCTTCATGAGGCACGTACCGCACGCTCTGGCTACATCAAGGTGGGCCACTTCAGCGGGCTTGCTGGCAGCTTCCACTAATTGCTGAACATCGGCGCTGGCTCCGTATCGACGAACAACGCCAACAAACTCTTCCACGTCATGTCCACGCATGGTCAGAACTGGCTGGCCTTCTTTATTGAATTTAGGTGCGCCGAATTCATCCTGTGCCTGTGCGATGTGATAAAGCTCATGCTCAACCAGCGCGCAGAAGTCGAGGTCACTGCACTCTGAGCAGTAATCCCCGGCAAGAGTGATGATGAATCGGGGAACATCTCCGAACCAGTCATGCATCTGTTGCTGCATTCTTGCCTTCTGCCAGCCACCTGCACGCATAGCGACTTCTTCAGCCTGCCCTAGCACAGTCCTACCCTGCTTTGTGAAAGCGTTCGATGCCCACATGAAGCGGATATCAGCCTCAAGCAGATGGAGGTGGTCAGGGTTATGAAGCTGTCCCTCTTCATTGAGGATGTTCTCTGTAACCCATTCGTGGATTTCATTGGCAGGAGTGAGGCTGATGTGAGGATGGAATTCATCAAGGAAGTTTTGCTTTGGTCGCGGTCGGTTAAGTTGAACGCTCTGCATAATTCCCCCCTTAATTGGCACTCTCTTCACTTGCTTCCGGTACGTACTCCATCTTGAGCACGTCGTCCGGTGCCAGGTAAACCCATGAGCCGTCTTCTTTGGCTACACCGATGAAGCCGTTAACCATCTCAGGTTGTGATCGGTTCATCAGGCCTTCGTGGGTTTCACCTGACTTTGTGGTTACGGTTATGCGATAGGTGTCGGTCATTCGATACTCCTGTTAACCATTATCAAGCTCACCCTTAGATGAGCTTTGTAATGGTCACGCCAACCCCTGCTTGATTGCCTCGTCTTTCGCTATCGAATTAGCAAGCTTCATAATTAGCGATGCCAGAACATAGACCACCGCTGTTACAATCCACCCTGACCATGCGAAAAGAGCAGTCATGGCAATAAATGACGCCCATCCGAAAGCCTTTGCTATGAGCGATTTTTTCTTAGCAGCGTCAACCAGGGTTTTCTCCAGCTTTTTTCTACTCTCCCCAGAAGACTTCTCGTAAAGAAGGCTAACTGCGATTATCGCGAAAGCTACAGGTAGCACCAGGATACTTAGCATCCAGCTTATTGAGACGCAGACAGTGATCAGGCCATCTATTTGGTAGTGAGTACCGGCAGTCATCCCGATCAGCATAAGCAGAGTGATTGTGTATGCGATAAATGTGGTCATTATGCTGCTCCTTGCATGATGGAGATCATATCTGGGTCCATCTGCTCTATGATGTTATCCCGGGTATCGTTGAGTATCTTTTTGCGACCACCAACACCCCACTGATTCATCTTGCGAGCGCAAGCGCTAACTTCTTTCACTTCATTCGCGATCAGCAGGTCGAGCCTGTTCAGTCGGGTCATGTTCCCGATACCACTTAAAACAGCTTCCCGGAATATGTCATACACGCTGATTTCAAATTCGGGGTTAATCCATGCCGCATACCTGATAGCCAATAACTCTACACCCCACACGCCGGGAGACTCACCACCGTTAACTATCTTAAGTGGTTGATTTTGTTCCAGAGGACGATTATGGGCTTTGGCTTCAAGCGCTTTAATGAACCTTTTCACCTGACTGCTGCGGAGGAACTTGCTTGGGCGCTGGCCTTCAGTGGCTTCTCCCTTCAGTACAGCTGCTGCATGCAGATCATTGAGGTTGTATCGGCCTTCACTGTCCACGCGGACAGATACGCCGTTTACGATCACTGTTGGATAAGTCATTGCGTGTACCTTTTAGAAAGTGAGCCTGTCTCACAGAAAAGCCGCCCGAGAGAAGGTCGCCACCTATAACGGCTGTTCTCAGACTCGCTTACTGAAAGGCTCTCGTTGATTAGCGCGTGAGATGCGCATAAAAAAGCCCGACCGAAGTCAGGCTTATGGTGCTCTTTGTAACGCAGAGGTTGAGAGGGTTACTTTTTACTGGTTTGAATCTGTCGAATACCGGCTCGGTCAATGTTGCACTGACCAAGCAGGCCGAACAGTTCAGCATTCAATGACACGCTGCCACCAAACGTTAAATTGTCCGGCACTGGCGGAACATCAATCTTGCTTGTCAGTTCGGCCGGCAGGCTTAACTGAGGTTGCTTTATTGTCCGGTACTCCACTTGCGGACTTTGCGGCGTCGCGCAAGCGGTCAGCAGCATCAGCGGGAACAGGAGCAACAGCGCACTTGTCATCCGCGAGGTAACGTTTGATTTCACTCTGGAGCTTCCTGTTTTGCTGTGCTGTGACTGCCCGCTGTTCAGCGACCTGAGACATTACGCTGTTCTGCTGCTTTACAGATTCAACCAGGTCTTTAACGCTGTCCGCTAAACCATCATTCTTTGAACGGAGATCATTAATCTGGTCGTCTTTGCTGTTAGCCAGTTTTTCAAGTCGATCGTTGGTAGCGGTTAGCTGGGAGTTGCGGGCATTCAGCCCCCACAGAGCGATGCAGATCAGACCGATAAAAAACAGGTGGGAGTAATTTTTGAAGAATCCGATGATGTTCATGTCAGGAAAAGCTCCCTTTCTCTCTTGCGGCGTGGAAGCAGCAGGTCAGGGATGTTGCCTGCTCGTTTCCACTGCAAGAACTGATCTGCAGCGCCATCGTAATCTCCGGCGTTCAGCTTCTTCAGCAGAGTGGAGTTTTCAAAGGCAGACTTGCCTACGTTAAAGACGAAGCTGCACAGCGCGTCATACTGGTTTTGGGTCAGTGGCACTTTCACCGATTTGCCGATGGATGATTCCACCCAGGCAAGGTCACTTAGCAGTAAGGCGGTTGACTGATTCTGCGTGATTGTCATGCCACGCGTGATCGGCTTTCCTCCCACTGTGCCAGTGTGGCCAACTCCTATGGTCAGGATGCCTACCGAGTCAGCATAAGCAGTTAGCTTCTCGCCTTCCTCGCGCTTAATAAACGCAACGCCGTTATTGCTGAGCTTCATCAGTGCCTCCAAACTTTTTATCTGTCATCTTTCTGAAGCGAAACGAGATGTAGTCGATACCGATGAAGCCAATGAGGATGGCGGCCACCCATGCGAAATCGTCACCAATATTCCATCCGAAGATTGAGATAACGACCTGAAGGGTTGGCTTAACGAAGAAGGCAAAGATGCTGCACATTGCTGCATCCATTAAGCGGCGTGGCCACGTGTCTTTGCCGAAGTATGAAGCCCGCAGCAGAGCCATTGCTCCGGCCAAAGCTGCATATCCTGATTCATTTCTGTGGGCATAAAGCCAGGCTATCAGGCTCGCCCAGTAGCCCGGGTCTTTATCTGGCATTCTTTTCAATTTCCACCCCCGATTAAGGGGACTTGTCCAATTTAGGAATTGGTTACATTGTGAACTGAACAAGTCCGGGTAAACTCTTTCTTGTCGAGAGAAAAAGCACCGCCTTGCCGTTGGGGTAGTCAACCGAAAGAATCCGCCACTGAGCGGATTTTTTGCATTAAAAAAGCGCCGTCCCGACTTCACACAGGAGGGATTCATTTTTGATTCGGGAGGCGCTAAAACGTGAAAAGGCCACCCGAAGGCAGCCTTTTAAATATGGGATTTATTATTTCAGGTTCGGGTCTTTGATTGCACTGAGGAAGCTGTTTTTTACCATCGTAGCTGCTTCGAACAATCTACCTTGGTCAGGGCCGTGCATAACCTGCACATGACTGCGTTCCTCTCCTGAGATCACGTACAGGGTGCCGCCTTTATAAAACATCTCTATCGGCACATAAATCCAACCTGTGGTGATCCCATCACCCGACAGCAGCAGGCCAATATTGAAATTGAGTACGTGATTTTTGTCGGTTTGCAAACCCTGCGGGGGTCTTTTTTCAAACAACCCATTCGGATTTTTTACGTAAACATCAAGGTAAGAATGAGGTCGGCCTTCATCATCAACGAAGTCATACTCTGGAAGGTAAAGCCACTTTTTAAGTTCATTAAGAAGGTGAGTAGCGTCAGCCTGCAGCTTTTGCTTCCTCTCCAGCGCCTTTTTATTCTGCACCTTCAACTCTTCCACCAAATCTCCGTAACTAATCTGCATCCCTTTCTCCAATTCAGAATTATCTGGGATGTACATCATAACCACCTTTTGGGCGAAGCATAAGAAAAACGAAAGTGAGCCACCGAAGTGAGCCGATTAAATTGGTTATTCGGCTCATATGGCCGATATCAGGCAATAAAAAAGCCCCAACCGTTAAGGCCAGGGCTTCTTTGTGACGCTTCATTTCAGCATCACCTCGCTCAGTTCGCTTTGCTTCCCGAGCATAGCTGCATTTAGCCAGGTTTATTGCCCAATGTCTTTAGCTATTCGTGCTATCAGGCTGCTAATGCAGAATTTTCTTTCTCCATTTCACGCTTTACAGCGTAATACAATTCTCCTTCAAGGATATCCTGCGCCCATTCCATTCTGTTTCTGGCCTCTTTGGAAGTTATGCCAGTGAAGTAAATCAGAGACGACGCGATGTTTTGCGCGCTCTTGCATTTGCAGTATCGTAATCTGGCTACAGAGCGGATCGGGTTATCCCGTCCAAACGTCTTCACGATTACTGATTCCATGAAGGCAGCATCATCTGATTCTTTGGCGAGAGCGATGATATTGCTGGCTGATGATTGTGGGACCAGGATGTCACGGGCTTTACGGAGTAGCTCTTCCCCTCTGTAGCCTTCACAGTGAAGCTCTGTGACTACCCTCTCTATCTGCCTGGCTTTGTGCTCACTCCATTCACAACGCATCATGAGCCTGCCCAGCACGTTGATTTCACCACGCTCATACTCATCACCTGAAAGGTGATCACCCCATACGGTCAGGAGATTGCGAATCCATGCCTGTTGCGATCGGTTGATGGTCTTCCAGCCGGTTCCGAATAGCCTGCGCATGTCAGCGGCGGTCCGTACCCCGGCGAGGCGAACAATTTGCTGATAGTCACGCTCTATTCTCATTTCTGGCTCCCATTAGCTTTGCTGTGTTGCGGAGGATGCGGTAGTCAATCGGAAAGGTGTTCGGGTTCGGTAGAGCCGAAGCATCCGCCATTTTTCTTTAAGGTATTCGGTCATGGTGCCCTCCTGTTCCATGCTTTTATGGCATCTCGCTTAATGCTGAAGGTGTCAGTTATTGGTCTGAGCAAGCATCCTTTGGTATTGCACCCGGCATAAACCCCATCACCATCGGAAGACAGTTCCGCCTTTCCTCCGCAAAAAGGGCAATCCATTAACTCCGCCCAACTTGGTAATTTGAGGTCGATAATCATGCCGCCTCCTTTTGCTTAATAATTTCCCTCAGCAAAGCCCTGTATTTCGCACGTAGCGAGTCCAGTTCTTCACGGGTATATCGGTGAGGGTTGTTGTCAGATTCGAGCGCTATGACGCGCTGAAGGCCGATTTTCGATATGAGGTTGATGCGGTACGGACTGATAGCGCCAGAGTGATGCAC